ATTCCATACGTTCCTAAACCTGCACCGCCCTTTCCCTGATGAAGCACGAAACTGAAACCATCGTAGGTAGTTGGCTGTTATGGTTAGCCGGGGCTGCTGCAAAGTTGCTTCCGATTATTCAATTCCTGTCTTTCACCGCTGCCCTTGTTTTATCATGCATCGGCATCTATAAGTTTTTCAAGTATGGCAAAAAGTAAGGAGATAGTAAAATGGCAACCGAAAAGCAAACGGAAACTGGGCAGACACACGAAGTCAGCGAACAAACACAAGTCAGCAAAACCATACCGAGGACAAGGAAGATGAAATTAAAAAACTACTTCCAACCAACTCCAAAGCGTTTCAGGGTTTTGGGTGACAGCATTGCGGCTGCATCTTTGTTCGTTGCCGGGTTAAACCTTGACCATCCCAAGTTGATGCTCATTTCAGGTGTGTGCGGTGCGGTGGGTAAGTTCGTGACCAATTTCTTTGCGGAGGATGAAACGAAGTGATTGGCTTTTTGTGCTTTGTGGTGTACTTGGTATTGTGCTTGTCTTTGGGCATTGCCCGACACAACAAAAACCACAGGCAGACACAGGACTGGTAGATAGTTTAAATGCCGAAATTGACAGCATCAAAAACGAGTATGCTGCGCTGTTGATCAACCGACCTGAAAAGATAAAACGCATCCGTGAAATTAGGACAAAATATGTCCACGATACGCTGACCATTACCGAACTGCAAAAAGACACAGTTAAACTTGCCGCCCTAATTGATGAAAATCAACTTTGTTGGGAGATTATCAGTGACGACAGCGTGGTAATTTACAGCCAAGAGCAAGTAATAAAATTACAGGATAGTGCGATAACGCATTTAGAAGCCATTACAGCCACTCAAAATAAGCAGTTGGAACAATGTGTCACAGATAACAATAAAATGCGTAGGAAAAGAAATGCGTGGCGAAATATCGCAATCTTATCATCATTATTATTCATAGCCAAATGAAAGCACTGCAAGAACTACTGAACAAAAACGGGGCAAACCTGAAAGCGGATGGGGTTATCGGCCCGAAAACTACCGAAGCACTCGCCAATTACATTGCCAATGAGCTGAAAAAACGCAAATGGCTACCGCAATATCACGGGATTGTATGGTTGCGCACGGATGATAAGCTGACAAATAGCTTCGATGACTTCTGCGTAGTCTACAAATACGGCCAAATTGTCTATGTTTGCCCTGCTTCCACCACGGCAGGGGACTTTTATGTGTACAATCCCCTCACCGTTGGTGGGATAAACGGTACTGCGGTAGCCGCTGAACAGCAGATTGTCGGTTCACACCGCTTTGTAACGGGTGCAAAATGGTCTAATTTGTGGCTTGGTGCGCCTTATTTTCAGCAGATTTTACCCATTACTATCTACCGGGATGGTACAAAAGACAGGCAACTTGACCAAAAAGTCACGCAGTTCGGGTTGTTTGGCATCAACTTTCACCGTGCCGGGCTTGGTGACTGGGTAAATAAGTGGTCAGCAGGATGTCAGGTTGTACCTGATAAGCATTGGTTTGAGATTGTAAAGCGATTTAACGCTGGGCAAACCATAGATTTTACCCTATTTTGCACATTCGGATAAGCAAAATTTTCTAAAATTGCTTATTCCATTGAGCAAAATCACTCAATGCTTTGCGTAAAAACTATCGGTGGACATCCACCAAGTTGATCAAATGCTCTATTGAAAACTTGACAATATATGTCAACTCACCGCACACAATAATGGTCAGCGGCTTTTTTGGTGTGCTGCGGTTGTCAGGCATCATGCAATCAATTTTGTACAAACATACGGGGAATGTCGGCTCTTGGTACAAATCAACTTCCGAAGGTGCAATGCCCATTTCATACAGGGCATCTTCCATTTCATCCCCTGCAATTACTTCCAAACATAAAGGAGTGTGAAACATCAGTAAACCCTCCCTTCAATTATGCGGTAGTTTTCTACGTGGAAGTTTCGGTTAGGTAGCACGGTCACGATAGCACCCCCGTGATTTTGTTTGATGTAGCCGTAGGGGTTGTATTCGGGTGTAAGTGTGCAATGACACCCGGTGGAGAAACAAACAATCTCATCGCCTTTCAGGTTGTTTTCGTGGTGTGATGATGTCTGGTGGTGATGTCCGATAAGCAGCGAAGATTTTGCCCTCATGAATGCACCCCTTGCCGGGTTAACCGGAGCCATAATTGACTTTTGAAATTCGTGGCCGTGCAGGATGTCAAGTTTTCCGGCCTTTATTCTTTCCCTGAACACTACTTTGATGTCGTACTTTTTCAAGTGCAGTTGTTCTTCCAAAGTTATGCCATCCAAATCTTCAATAGCACGGGCATTGCTTAACAAATAATGGCGCATACGTTCTTCGTGGTTTCCGAACTTGTACCAAATGGGCAGGGTTGGAAACTCCTCACGCAGCAACTGGAAGAAACTGCGTGTCATGATTAACTCTTCACGAATGCTTGGTCGTTTGGTTTCCTGCAAAAATCTGCTCACCATGTACATATCAATGATGTCACCGTTCAGCACAATGCCTGTGATACTTTTTTCTTTGCCGTATTCCAACGATGCTTGGATTGCAAGTGGATCATGCTCCGGAAAGTGAATGTCGGACATGACAAGATACTTTCCGGGGGGCAGCACAACGTCTTTGCGGACTGGCAGCTTTGTGTAAAGACCAAACTTTTTCAGGCCTTCTTCGATGGTAGATTTTCCGGGCATATTTTCGCTGTGTTTTTTTGCGTATGAATTACTACCCATTGAACCTGTGGCTGCTCTTATTTGCTTTCGTACCGCATCCACGTTCGGCCAGACCCCTGGGTTTTGTTCGTATATTAACTTGGCGAGTGTTTGTTTTGGGAGCATTAGCTGCCCATCGAGCATGTGCTGCTGCATTATGCTCTTGACGATTTCAATTTTAGTCATCTATCTATAAAAGTAGTTAGCCCCTGCGATTGCTAACATCCACCAAAAAGTCGATGAATGCTAACAAGGCAGGGGCAATATACAACATTAAACCAAATACCATCTAATTTGTCAGGGCTGTGCCGTTTAATTCATCCTGCCACACCCTGATTTTGAACCAGTCATCTACGCTGGGGATGTCGTCAGGCATTTGGGTGTAATCGTAGGGATGTGCTTCTGTGGCTTCATCCTCGCATGGTGGCTCCCATTGTTCAACTGACTTGGGTATTTCACGTTTATTCAGCATTGTTACCTCCGTATTTTTCGTTGTACAACTCCTTTGGTGATTTAACCATTAGTAACTCTCCATTATCATTCATGTCAATTTGGTTCGCACAAGCATATCCAAATTCAATCATTTGCTGCTTTTCCATTTCTTTTGCTTGTTCTTCCAATTCGTCTATCTGCCCTTGCGTTAAACGAACATCACCTAATCCAAGATGATGATTTGTGTCAAATGCAAATTGTCTTAATTGCTCAACCAACCACCCTACTGCTGTCTGTTTCATTTGTCAATCTCCTTCAATGCAATGGTGTCACTTCCTGCCACATAAACAGCAGCCGTAATAATCTCTCCGCCATCGGTAACGGGCATCACTCCTTTTTCTTCCGACTTATATGCCCACTTTGCCATATCTTCAACGGTTGCAAGTTGGTTTTTTGCAACAACCCATTCATCCAAATGGTCAAACTTCCACCGACCTGCACCAGAACGGCATTGGATTTCAAAGCCCATGTGCTGAAATGTCTTGCCATACATCTGTGCTTCGTTTATGGCTTGGGATTGTATCTGCTCTTTGGCGGCTTTGATTTGCTTTTCCAACCGGGTGAGGTGGCAGAACGCATCCAAAGCGGATGCGTTGCCTTCCTCAACATCAAACATCAATTTAACTACATCTGTCATAGCGTTATTTTTATTGCGCCCCACAAAATTGAAATCTCTTTTGTAGATGTTGGTTTAAGTTGCATTAGCTTACTTGTTTTTCGTGGCTCTCTTTTTTTAATAGGCAAAATAAGTTCAGTTCTTTGTTGTACTGCTTTACGAACATATTTGCGTTTGCTGTATTTGCCTATGTCGTAATCATGTCTTGTTTTTCTAACTATTTCAGCATCTTTTGCCGTTGGTGGTTTTGTCATAGTTGACAACCCATTTTTGTCAGAATAACCACAAATAATTAAAGCGTGTTTAATGTTTGAACCTACACCATATTTGGCAATCAATTCATTGTCATTTAATGCACCATTATAGACATCTTTTAAGTAAGATGTGTATGTGTCAATAGTTTGTTTATACTTATTGTTCATGGCTTCAAAATTATTACTTCTTTGAAGTTACCGAGATTTACCCACTCAACCAGCTTGGTTAATTTGTCCTGCGCCCAGTCAGGGATATACTTGTCGTTGCATTCAATGAATACCTTGGGGTAATCGTACAGGCATCGGCCCAAACCAAACTGCACCGCAGCCCTTTTCATTGCATCGCTGATACCACCCTTTTCAGGTTCGATATTTGTCTTGGATGCACCATCTTCCCGGTAGACAAATTGACCATCTACGTTCACAGTAAGGCGGCAAATAAATCCGTTGCCTATTTCCCTGAACTCGGAAGTCCAATTTGTCGGCCCGAAGGCAGCGTCAAATCGTTGCATTACACAGCGATTGTTGATGTAAGGCACGACAATCATTTTGCCTGTGCTGGTGACTGATTGCACCCGCCATTCAATCTCGTTTGGCTGAATAGGTGCGGTTAGTGTTTCATTCATTGTCCTTGGAATATTAAAGTGTTAGTTTAGTTTTTGCCTTGTTATTTTAAATTGTCGGTTTGAATTGTGCCGAAAATCCTGATTAAGGTTGGCAGAATTTCAGCAGGTATGCTCACGCATTTGCGGCCTTCGGCTGTCGGGCTGAACTCCTGAAATAAATAAACAGTGTCGCTGTCATCTTCCCAGTCAATGCGGTAAATAACATCATCGTGTTCGAACTTGGCAGAATAGCTGCCGGTGTGTGTGACTTTTATTTGTGTTTCCATGATGCAAATATAGTATAAGTTTTTATATTTTCAAACTTTCTGCAATTTTTTTTATCAGGTCATCCGAAATCGGTTCAGCATTAAATCCTTTCTTCCGATATTTTTTCAGGGTTTTTTCAAGTTCGTCATCAGGCACTGGCTCAAAAGACATCATCTGGTCTTTCCAATACACAACCGTTTTATATCCCCGTGTTTCAGTTGACATTCACAATATCAAATGCGGTGTCAATTACCTGCTGTTCCTTTTTGCTTTTATACTTGCTTGGATTGTTCAGGGCCTTTATCACGGTGGCATAACTTGCCACACCTTTACAAGCATCAACCACCTGCATCTTCATCCCTTTACGTGCGTGTGCAATAAAGTGTTTGCGTTTATCTTCGTGTGTCATTTCGTTGCGATTTTTAATAAAATTAGATAGCCGATAAGGTCATTGAGTGTGTCCTCGTCAGGTGCTTCCATCCCGGTTGTTTTGATGCGGCTCAACTTGTCATCAATGCGAACCAACAACTGCTCTGTTGTGGATGCCTTTGAGAAAACCCGCACCGGTTCCAGTGCGGAGTTTCCATACTTGGCATTTTTTTCCAGCAACATTGAGCAGATTTGGTCGCAGGTTTCAATGATTTTGTTTTGCATTAGAACGGTAAATCGTTGCTATTTTGGTTGTACATTGAGTTCGCATACTCCTCTTTTGCTGCATCAGGAATACCGCTTTTGCTGGGTGTTACATTTTTGTAACTTACATTTTTAGCACCCCCAACATAGGTTGCAGGTTTCTTGGCTTCCCGTTCTTCTTTGGTTTGCGACAGGGCAATGTAATGGGTTTCTCCGAACTTTCCTTCGGCTTTGCGTTCAGCACATACGAGTTTGATGTACTTCTTTCCGTTCTTTGCGGTAGTGATTGCCTCGCTGGGGAGGTCTGATAGGCATATATCGAGTATTAACATGGTGCAAATATAGTAAATTAAATCTGTTCTGCAAAGTTTTCAAACTTGTTTTTCACGGTTTCAAGGTTACGGGCGAACCTTTTATCGTACAGCATCAGGTTATCCACCACCCTGCACGAATTTATTATCGTGGAATGATCACGGCCACCGCATAATTGCCCGATTTTTTGCAACGAAAGTGTGGTCTTATTGCGGCAAAGCCATTGAAATATTTGCCGCAGTTCCACTATATCCCGCTTCCGGGTTTCAATGGTGATAAATTCGGGCTGGTATTCAGCGAAAACCGATTTGATTGCAAGGTGTGCGGCCTTTATGTAGTGTTCGGACTTGTCCATTTGGTCAACTTTGAGCATCCTTTCGAGTTCCTGAATGCGTATCGACTGATGGTAGATGACCTCTTTGAGCCGTTCAATTTCACTTTGGCGAAATGTTGTCCGGCTGTTGCGCTGTGGTGCTTTGATTTTTATTCTCATGGTGCAAATATAGTTTAATTATTTATATTTAAAAAATGTATTCAACCGTTTTACCCATAAAATTACATTGTAGCGTTCCGGTCATCCCGTTCCGGCACTTACTGATTATCAGTTCAGCATCTTCAAGTTCAGGTGGGTTGCCGCCATTCTTCTGGGCTTCATAATAATCAGGGCGGTATGGGAATAAAACCGTGTCTGCATCCTGTTCTATCGACCCGGACTCCCGAAGGTTTGCCAATTTTGGGCGGCTGTTTCCTTCTTCTGTTCCCCTGTTAAGTTGTGACAATGGCATCACGGTGCATCCGCATTCTTTGGCAATAAGTTTGCATTGCCTACTTATGTTGGCAATTTCCTGCTCACGATTTTTGCCCCCGGTGGATTTGACCAACTGCATATAATCAATTATTACCAGTGTGGGTTTTACTTTCATGGTTTTAATTCGGGTTTTTATTTGGGCAATGTCCAGCATTGTGCTGTCTTCGATTTGAAATTTGTAATCAATCAGCAGTAATTCACGTGCGATATTTTCAAGTTCAAATTCATTGACATCAGCGTTACGGACTTTCAGGTTGTCCACCCGGCCAAGCGAGGAAAGTATGCGGTCTGCCAGTTGTTCTTTGCTCATCTCCATACTAAACATTATCACTCTGCCCCCCAGCTTTGCATGGGCAATCCCGATGCTGACTGCGAATGCTGTCTTACCCATACCGGGCCGACCTGCAACCACCACGTTTTCACCTGGAACAAAACCACCGATGTACTTGTCAAGTTTTGTAAACCCGGTTGGTAGTCCTATCGTTTTGATTTCTGCCTTGCTTCGTTTCTCCAAGTTGTCGAAGCGGTCACCGAGTAAAGTGATCAGGTCAACAGCTTGTCCGCTTTCGTTAAGTTGCAATTCGTCAATAGTTTTTTGAACTTCCGACATGGACTGCATTATTTCACTTCCGTTTGTCAGGTCATTGACAATTTTTGTCAAGTCAATAGTCAGGGTTTTGCGGATGTATTCCTGATGCAACATTGAAACAAGCCGGGTAATGCTTTCCCCTGTGTAGTAGTTGTTCAGCCCTGCGATGTCCATTGCCATGTCACGGTGCTTCATTACCACCGCCACGTTGTCAATATGCTCATTGTTAAGGTACATTGCCTGAATGGTCAAACATAGAGTGCGGTATTTTGGCACTGTGAACCATTCGCTGCGTACGGTTGCGGTTAAATCCAGCTGCTTACCTTGCAACCACGTTCCGAGAATTTGTTGCTCAATCATGTTAAAAAGTTTTCTTTTGGTGTTCGGTAGATTTCTGCTGTGGTTTTTTTGCTGTCAGAGGATAGCCAATTTTTTGCGGTAAGGTATAGTGACCTTTTGTTTGCAATTCCTTTCCAGTTTTCTGCCCTGTCCAGAATGTTATCAATTTGGTCAATGGTATAGCCATCAGCAATTAGCTTGTCAACTTCTGCCCGTGTGATTTGTAAATGAAGAATTTGCCTATATATCTCTACATTCTTTTCATTCTTATAATTCTTATCATTCTTGTTAGTGTCCGTTTGCTTTACTGTTTGATGTCCGTTTGCTTTATCATTTGCCTTACTATTTGCTTTATCGTTTGCCTGATAGTCATCGTACTTACATATTGATATTAAGGTAGTTACGTTGCTTTTTTGCCTTACTATCATGCCATCACTTTCAAGCATAGTCAAGTATCTTTCCACCTTACCTCTTGACCACTTCCATCTTTTTGCCAAAGTATCAGCATCGTGGCCGATTTGTCCACGCTGAATATTGACACGGATGCCACGCTTGTAAAAAAAGTTATCATTGCTATTGGCTAACAATAAAAGGTCAATCCAAGCATGGGTTCTGTTAAATGGTTCGGAATGGTACAATGGGTTGTCCATCATGCACCTGTGTATTTTTATCCAGCCGTTACTCATTTGGCTTTCCTTTCATGGTTAATTTTTTGCATTGGTTGTAATAGATGATTTGCAGGTCAAGTTTCATCCACAGGTACTCACATTGTAATAACGTGATGACCTGATTTTCTCGCCTATAATTTTCATACTCTTTGCGCAGTTCAAGTTCTGCGATTTGTTCGTCACAATATGCGACTGGTAGTGGTGTGGGTTTGTAAATGTTCATAAAAAAAACACCCACACTTTCGATAGTTGAACCCGGTCTGGACACTAACCGACTATCTACTTGCGTGGGTGTTAATTGTATTCGTTTCATTTGTCCAATCTTCTCGGCAGGGGGTTCAGTCCTGTTATTCCGATATGCAATTATATAACAAAGATTTTAGATTTCCAAATTATTCGTTACAATATTGTTGATTTTCGTGGTAATCAATGTCGCTTTGTTCGTCACGTTCCCATTCGATTGTTTGGGTGATGTACCATGACCATCCCTTTTCCCATTCTTTAAAGTCATCCGAGTTGAGTTTGAAAGGATTTTCTCCATTTGTTCCCCAGTAGTTGAATTGCTGACAGGCTTCATAACCAAGCTCGAAAGGTGTTTTTGTGTTTTCCATAATTATTTATTATAATTTTGAGCTTCTTCATAAGTAGAAAAAAAATGTTCCTCACCTGTTTCAAAATCCGAAATGATATAATCAACACTTTGCCCAAAACAAGATGCTATCTGTATACCATTTTCTAATGCAATGTATACATATCCTGACCATGTGTTGAAACCACATTCCATAATTTCTTCATGCAAACAATTGTTAGCATACGATTGTTGAACTAAAATCCAACTTCTGAAATCCGATGAACCTAAATCGTTTAGGTTGAAAGTTACGTTTGTCATATATTTTTGTGTTTCCATACCGCAAATATAATATACTTTTCTATACTTGCAATAGTTTTTGTTAAATTATTTTTATAAAAGTTATCCACAATATAAAAATATCGACCTTTTACGAATAAACTTTGTGCCGTGAAGAAGCATACCAAGGTATACCTTGACCATTTCGGCTATGACAAAAGTGATTTTATCCCATGCGAGGTATGTGGCGCACAAGCTGTGGACATTCACCATATCGAAGCCCGGGGGATGGGTGGAAGCAAACACGCTGATGTGATTGAAAACCTGATGGCATTATGCAGGAAAGACCATGCCCGGTATGGGGATAACAAGTCATTCAAAGATTGGCTCAAAAAAGTTCACGCACTTAAACTTGAACAAGCGCACAGAGATACTGATTGAACTTGCCAATTCCAAATGGCTGCCTGACTTCTGTAACAAAATAGGGTCTCACGTTGCTGCCGACCTACAACAACACCTTCTACTTATCTGCTGTGAAATGGATGCCGACCGCCTTATATCACTTCACCAAAGTAATGGACTGGTGTACTACCTTGTCCGGGTGGGATGCAATGCGGTCAACGGCAATCGTTACACAAAGTTTTACCGGGATTTTCTGCGCACCACAGAAACCCTGCCCGAAAATTACGATGAGGAAGCGGAAGATTATGACGAAACACACATCAGGCGCAAACAGGAAGCCGTGGAGTCTGTCAATTTCAAAGAGGTGGCTAATCATTTCAACCGGAGTGAGTGGTATGTGGTAAAGTTATGGCAGTTGTGGGAAGACAAACAGAGCATGGCAATGATTGCCCGTGACACCAAAATAAACTACCGAGAGATAAGCCAAATAATAAACGCAATCAAAACACAAATCAAAGAAAAATATAATGAATACGATGACTGACATTTTGGGAGTGGCCGCATTGTGCGTTCTGCTTTCCAGGTACTTCTTTCCCCCGATGATTTCATTTGTCTATGCCTTGGACAGCCGTTACCGCAAGACAATAAAACCATTTGAATGTGGTTTCTGCCTATCATGGTGGACCGGGCTGGTATGGTTTAGCGTTGAATTTGGATTATACGGAGTTATTTATGGTGCATTATGTGCTATATTTGGAGCATTAATTGACCGATACCTATGACACTAATTGAAATCACATTGACTGGCATCGCTATGGGGGTTGTTTTACCCTGTGTTTGTTACTTTATAATGACTCGTATATGACACCTGAACAACGTTCACTTTGCCTTGACTTGAAGTCGCATATTGAGAGGATAAACAAGACCGGCACCTACTCACTTGAAGCTGGGTATTATGCCAAATTAAATGAGGTGCACAGGCAGTTGTACGGCCAACCGTTCCCAGCGTGTCGCAGTTGTATGTTTGATGCACTAAAAAAACTATATAGGGAAGCACTCAATGGTTAGTATAATTCATGGCGGCAATGCAGGGGATTTGATTTATGCACTCCCAGCAATGAGAGCAGCATCCCGGTTGCACGATAGCAAGGTTCACTTATATTTACAGGTGGATGTACCTGCACAATACAATTTCAATCACCCGATGGGCAAGGTGCAGATGAATTTAAAGATGGCACAGATGCTCGTGCCGCTTTTGATGTCTACCGACTTTATAGGCAAATGCACAATCACAGATGAAGCCGCAAAATGCGACTACAATTTTAACCTATTCAGGAAGTTTCACAATTACACAGGGCATATCTCCCAGTGGTATTTTCATATCTACCCAGAGCTGACCTGCAATCTTGCCGAGCCGATTAGCTTTGCAGTTGAGCCAATAGGCAACCACCAAATCATTTTAAACCGCACAGCCCGTTATCACAACCCGACTTTTGATTACAGCATCCTACGGAGATATCAGGATAAAATAAAATTCGTGGGACTGCCCGATGAATACCGCATCATTTCGGCCAAACTGCCCGACATTTCTCACATCGAAGTAAAAGACTTTGCGGAGTTGTGCGGCTACATCAAGGGCTGTGAGTTATTTGTCGGAAACCAGTCAATGGCCTACGCCATAGCAGAAGTAATGAAGCATCCGAGAGTAGTTGAAATTTGCCCGACTGCCCACAACGTAATCCCAACGGGTGACAATGGGTTTGGTGCATGGACAATTATGAACCTGACACAAATATTGAAATCAAAATATGAGCAAAACTAAATCACCCATCACCGGGAAGGTAGCCAAAAAGGCATTTGTCAAAGATGGGGTGCAATACTACACCGATGACTTGGCTAATATCTTCTGCAAAAAGTTAGACCAATCAGGCATGGTTGGCGGTGGCAAAGAATATGAACGCAATGCCGATGAGTTAAACCAAACCCGGCTTGACCGCATCCGCAAAATATCAGGCAAGGATAACCCCACCATTTTAGATTATGGGTGTGGCACTGGTTTGATGGTTACATTCATGCAGGATGCTGGTATTGACTGCGATGGTTATGACCCTTATAACGGATATTATGCCAATGTTTTGTCCCTTAAAAAGGACTATGATGTCATTGTGCTGACCGAGGTAATAGAACACCTGACCGCACCATTTGCAGAATTAGCCGAAATAAAAGAGTTCTGCCACCCCGGAAGTAAGATTATGATTGAAACTTCCTTTGCAGATTGGCTTACCGAAAATGACGAATACATTGAACCAAAGGTGGGGCATTGCACAATTTTCAGCCATGCAGGGCTTGACTATTTGATGGCGCAGTTTGGTTTCAAACCTGACAATCACATTAACAGAAACGTAAGAATATATGCAGTGGGTTAAATTAACACAGGTTCGACCAAACCCGAACAATCCCCGTGTCATTCGGGATGAAAAGTTCGCAAAGTTAAAGCAGTCAATTATTGACTTTCCTGAAATGCTGGAAAAGCGGCCCTTGGTTTGCTATACCGAGGGTGACCATTATATCGTGCTGGGTGGCAATATGCGACTGAAAGCATTGTCGGATATTGGTGCAAAGGAGATACCGATTATTCTCGCAGACGAATGGACAGAGGAACAACGTGCGCAATTCCTGATTAAAGACAATGTGGGCTTCGGTGAGTGGGATTGGAATGCACTTGCAAACGAATGGGATGCACAGCAGTTAGAAGCGTGGGGATTGGACTTGCCCGGTTTCAAAGTTGATACAGATGAGTTAGGAACTGAATTTAGTTTGCCCGATGGGGATAAAGCACCATTTCAGCAAATGACATTCACATTGGCAGACGAACAAGCGGAGCAGATAAAAATGGCCATTTCTGATATAAAGTTGACTAATGAGTATAAATACTCCGAAACCTTTGGCAACGAAAACAGCAACGGAAATGCGCTGTATTTAATCATAATGCAATGGGCAGAGCAAAAGAAATAATTGTAAAGGTTATCCCGTCAAAGATTGCCAATGAATTTGTAAAGCAGCACCATTACAGCGGAAAGGTTGCTGCAACTGGTTTAATTTGCTTTGGTGCTTTTTTAGATAATAAAATGATAGGTGTTGCACAATGGGGAAGACCTATAAATAAATATCTACATTTGCATATCGTTGAAAATACCAAATGGAACGATTTTTTAGAATTAAACCGTTTGGTGTGTATTGACGGCACACCTAAAAACACTGAAAGTAGGTTTATTAAAATTTGTTTATTGCTTATCAAAAAAAATGCTCCACATATAAAATGGGTTATCAGCTTTGCCGATGCAACGCAATGTGGTGATGGCACAATATACCGGGCAAGTGGTTTTGTTTTAACAAATATTAATGAAAGCAAACAAATATATCAACTTCCAAATGGAGAAACTTTACATTTAATGGGATTACAAGGTGGACAGCACGGAGCATTAAGAAAAAAGATGTTAGAAAGTGGTTATGGCAATGCTAAAAAATATATGGTGGATGTATTAAAAGGTAAACCATTACTCGGTAAACAATTAAAATACATTTACCTAATTGATAAAACCTGCAAAATAACCGTTCCTATTTTACCTTTCAGTAAAATAGATGAAATGGGAGCAGGTATGTATAAGGGGCAAAAAATAACCCTGCAAGAACGCAGGGCTAATTTGAGCGGTGAGGTAGGTTCGAACTCCAATTCTAAACTGGATGTTTAGCGTGTTACCAATTACACTATCACCGCTTATATGCGACAAAGATAATCAAAAAAAACAAAGAAACAACAGTGAACGAACAAAATTTGAAAAAATTTGAAAAGGGTGTCAGCGGCAATCCAAAAGGCAGACCCAAAAAGTACGTCAGTTTATTGAAAGAACAGGGCTACAAACTTGCCGAAATAAACGACACCATTCAGGCGATGTTGTCAATGGACTTGGATGAACTCAAAGAGGTATGGCAGAACCCCAAGGCAACGGTGTTAGAAAAGACCATTGCCAATGCCATGCGGAAGTCATTAGAGAAAGGCAGCTTGTATTCGATTGAAACTTTGCTATCCCGTGTTTACGGCAAACCAAAAGAAACGGCCGATGTAAATCAAACGGTCACAGGCGAAATAAAAATCACACTGAATCTGGATGGGCAATAAACAGACAGCAGTTGAATGGTTGCTTGAAAACCTGAAAGAAAGTTTATCTATTGAACAGGCAACTGCGGTAATAAACAAGGCCAAAGAAATGGAACGGCAACAGATTATAGATGCGGTCAACGCCACCATGATTGACGATGACCTGAACGCATACGAATACTTCACAGAAACATACGAATGAAATATACAGCACAAAGAAGACGGCTGAAACGCACGAAAGAAAGGCGCACAATAAAATTACAGGTTGCCTGTCTAAAAATCAAGTCACCCGAAATCAGGCGGCTATTTGCAGAAATAAAGGAGATGATGAAATGAAAGTATTAGCCCTATGGGAAGGCATGGGTGGAGTTGAATACCACCGCCTGTATACACCCCTGAAACGATTGCAAATTGATTACCCTGATGACATCACGGTCAGCATAAGCCAAAACTTTGAACGCAATGGAATACCACATTTATCAAACTACGACCTTGTCATCTTCAACAGATGGCTGGGAGAGAACCACTACGAGATACTTCACTATTTGGCAAAGAACAATATCAAATACATCGTGGACATTGACGACTATTGGGTATTGGCGAAACACCACCCGACCTATAAGTACTTCCGAGAGCATAAACTGAAACAGCAAATTATTGACGGGATCCGGTATGCCGATGGTGTGACCACGACCACAGACTATCTTGCCCAAAAGATAGCGAAGTACAACTGCAATGTGCAGGTTCTGCCGAATGCACTTGACCTTACAGACGACCAATGGTTAGCCACACCGCAGGAACGGGAATACTTCACCTTTGGCTGGGTGGGTGGACTTACCCACAGCAATGACATCATGATACTATCAGAAGCAATCGAACGCATCTGCAATGAGCATGACAATGTCCGCTTTGTTTTGTGTGGGTGGATGGCAAACAATTATATCTGGGATAGCATCCTGTATAAGTTTAACGGCAACAATCCGGTACTGCGGCCACAGGTGTTGGTCAGCCATGCACAGCAGCCAAACGAATACGGCAATTTCTACCGCCTGTTTGATTGTGCGTTAGCCCCATTGGAACAGAACGAGTGGAATAGCTGCAAGAGTGAGCTGAAAATAATCGAAGCGGCTGCGTATGGATTGCCAGTGATTGCATCGGGAGTTGAACCATACCTGCAACACCTTAATAATGCCGGGGTGAAGTTCTGTTTGAACACACCTGATGAATGGTATAAAGCCATGAAACAGGCAATGGAAAGCCAACCGATTGCAAACCAAATCAGGGGTGAAGCCAATAAAATCTACTGCAACGAACACCACAACCTTGAAGCCATAAACAAAGACAGACTGGAATTTTATCAATGCACATTAGCTATACCCGGCCATTCGTAACGGATTACCAACGGGCGATTTTAGACAGCCCAGATAGGTACACCGTTACCGCTGCTGCCACGAAAGTAGGCAAGACAGCAAGTCACATCATTTGGCTATTTGAACAGGCATTGAAGCTAAAAGAAAATCAATCTGTTTGGTGGGTTGCACCCGTTTACCAACAAGCGGAAATCGCATTCAGGCGGATGCGTAACCAAGTGACCGTGCGTGACTTTTTTAAGGTCAATGAAAGCAAGTTACGATTGACACTTCCAACCGGGGGGATAATTGAATTTAAATCAGCAGACAAGCCCGACAACCTTTATGGTGACGATGTCTATGCTGCGGTGTTTGATGAGTTCACACGGGCGAGAGAGGATGCGTGGTATGCCCTGCGTTCTACCCTGACCAAAACCGAGGGCAAGGCAAAGCTAATCGGTAACGTAAAGGGCAAAAAGAACTGGGGTTACAGGTTGAGTGAACGGGCAAGGATGGGTGAGCCGAACTACGGCTTTTTCAAAATAACCGCTTATGACGCAGTCAATGCAGGTGTGCTTAAATTAGAGGAAGTAGAACAGGCCAAACGTGACTTGCCGCAGCACATATTCAGCGAGTTATACCTTGCCGAACCAACCGAAGATGGCAGCAACCCGTTTGGATTGTCTTATATTTCGCAGTGCATCGCCCCGATTTCCACCGCACCTGTTGAGTGGTACGGCATTGACCTTGCAAAGTATTCGGACTACACGGTCATAATTGGTTTAGATGCTGAATACCGTGTCTGCTATTTTGACCGCTTTCAAAAGGACTGGGCGCAGACCGAACAGCACATCATTCGTGTAGTAGGGCAGACCCCTGCGGCAATCGATAGCACGGGAGTAGGTGACCCGATTGTTGAAAAGATACAACGGCATTGTCCACGTTCCGTTGGGGTGAAGTTCACATCGGTATCAAAGCAGCAAATGATGGAGCAGTTGACAGCCGATGTCCATGCTGGACTGATTAAGTTTCCCGAAGGAATAATCGCAGACGAGATGCGTAACTTTGAATTTGAACACACGGCAACCGGGTTGCGTTATTCTGCACCATCAGGGTTGCACGATGACGCTGTTTGTGCGTTGGCACTTGCCCGGTATTGCAGCCAAAAGAATAAGAAAGGGGTGTTTGTCATAATATGAAAATACTCTTTACCATAGCCATATACGAAATAATCAAAACAACAGCCATACATTTGTGGTACAAAATAGTAAAATGAAATTACCAAAGAATTGGAATGAAATAAGCATAGCGCAGTTTCAGGAATTGCAGCTATTGACCGAGCCGAGCTTTGACAATCAGCTCAAAACATTGTCCATTTTATCAGGAAAAAAACTGGACATAATTGAGGAGATGCGCATTGTGGACATCACAGCCGCATTGAGTAAACCTGCATTCATGGCAGAATTACCCACCGCAAAAAACGTGGGTAGCTTCCGTATCGGCAACACGCTGTATAAATTCGCAGCCAATCAGCATCACTTACAAGCCCACCAGTTTATCATGGTGCAGGACTTGTTTGCTGAAAAGGACAAATGGGTGCAGAACCTTCACATGATTATGGCAGCCCTGTGCGTTCCTTACCGGATATTCCCACCAAAGCGCAAGGAAGTCAAGACAGATGACTTTGAAAAGATTGCTACCCAGTTCAGGGAGAAGATGCCGATATCGTTTGCATACGCCTACACGCTTTTTTTTTCTCTATGCTTGCCGGAATTACTCGAAGCTACCCAAGTATTTTTAGAGCAGGAAGTGGAGAAGTTGAAGAAGATAGCCGAAGAAAAGACCGCCCGGCCATCAGTTGGCTGAAAATGGTGGACAACATTGCAGGGGGTGACCGCACCAAGTGGGATTTCTTTTTGAACATGCCACTTGTTGAGTTTCTCAATGCGGTCAGTTTCCAAACAGAAAAGGACAGGGCAAGGACTGAACGGCTGAACACAGCAGCGCAGTCGGCAAAGTCTGCCAAAGATAGCACCGTTTACAAGATTGCATTGATGCAGGAAATGTTGTAAGTTTGAAATACCGTTGGTGTAACCGTGAATGAATAGCGGCAAAGGGTAACATCTCACCATTGGTGAGGATAGGAGTTCGAACCCCCTACGGATGAAGCCCCGGCCATTGTGTCGGGGTTTCTACTTTTATAAGTGTGAACATTACCAAAGCGCAACTGGATGCAATCAACAAAGGATTGCTGGATAAGTTCGGAATACCTGACAGCCCCATGCCTAATTCATTACTTGCTGACCTTGTTTTAGGTGTGGCTCAAAGATTGGTGGATGCGTTGCGGCAAGACATTACAGAAAAGAAATTGGTCGCTACCAAAAACCTGCGGTCAAGTGTCAACATCGGTGACTTTCAGGAAAATGCCAACGGAGTGACCGTGCCAATCGAAATGGCAAATTACTATTTGTGGGCTGACCAAGGTAGGCGCAAAGGCAAAAGACCACCGATTGCATCTATTGAGGAATGGATAAGTGCAAAGGGTATTCCTGTCCGTAAATCAAAAGAGCAAAGCACACAATCAGTTTTAGAAGCCCGTAAATCTATGGCCATTGCCATTGCCCGTAAAATAGCATCCAAAGGAACGATAAAGAGGTTTGGTTACAAAGGCGGTAATTTTATAGGCGATGTGCTGACCCCTGCCAATATAGATGCAATCGCACAGCACTTGGGAGATGCCTTGGGTAAACCCATCACCGCATACGTTACAAGTGAGATTGCCACTACATAGGTAGGAGCAAACCTACTTTTTTAGGTAGATGGCAATTACAATCAATACCGAGCCGAATGATGTCGCCCCGGTTTATTCGGATGTTTCATACGTGGTCACTTCGACCAACTACGCACAGGCAAATTTCAAGTTTATTGCGGTAATCAAAAACGCATCAGGCACTACGATAGCCAAACTGAAAGCCCCGATATTTCACGGCACTACCGACAAGGGTGTGTTCAACATCAGCCGCATCCTGCAAAACTATGTTACATACGATTTCACGCTGGGCCTGACTGCAATCAGCAAGTGCAATAACAGCTACCTTGCATATTCAGTTGAATTTGGTGAGGAATATGGCGGCACTGAATACCTGAACCTGACATCCGACACGGGTAAATATGTATGGAATGGCCTGTTTAATCTGTACGGCAGCGAAACACCCGACACTTACAAGATAAATGTAACACCTAATTCAGCCAAATTTCTCACACGTGTGCGGCCAAGAATTGTGACCCGTGAGCAGTACGACTACCTATATTTTTTGCTGCTCGGTTTTAACATCGAACCTAAGGTCATAGCATACAATGCCGCAGGTTCAGCCATTGCCACAAGTTATTTGAAACTGCCTTGGACTCCAAGTACAGCAGACACATCACAATTCATGGTTAGATTTGGTGCAGGTGTGGTTCAGTTAAACGCACTGACAGCAGGGGAGTTGACATCGGGAACACCCGGAAGCGTTGTGCCTGTTGGCACGGCATATTACACCATTCAGTTCACCCAGACCATTGGTGGCAATTTCAGCGAAGTGTACCGCTTTGATGTGGTGGAAGAATGCAGCAAATATGTGCCGCAATATCTTTACTTCCTGAACCCGTTGGGTGGCTTTGAAAGTGTGCGTTGCAGCATGGCATCACGTGACAAATACAGCGTTAGCAGAAAGCAGTTCAAACGCAATAACTACACGCTGACAGGCAACACATTTGCGTATGACAAAACAAAGCATGGGATGACTTCGTATGCTACCGAAAAGACAAAGCAAGTTGTCCTGAACACAAACTGGCTGAATGAAGTTGAGTTTGAATGGCTGCAAGATTTGATTGCTTCACCTGTGGTTTTCTTGGGTGACATCCCGGTCAATATCACAGACACCAATTATGAGGTGTTTGATTACATTGATGGCCCGAACAACCTGCAAATCACAGTTGAATATACAGAACCTGAAAGGTTGCAAAACGCATGAACAACGTAAGATTAGTATGCGGTGGGTACAGCGTAGACCTGCCTACCGATTTTGGAATACAGATAAATAAGTCCATTGCCGACATCCGTGAACCTGAAAGCAGGTCATCGGACTGGACAAAGACATTCACGTTACCGGGTACAAAGACCAACAACAAGCTGTTCACGCACTTGTTTGATTTGAACCTGTCCATCCGTAACACGACATCCACTAATTTCAGCCCTGATTTCAATCCTAACCTGAAAGCCGATGCGCTGCTGACGGTGGATGAGGTAACACAGATAGAAGGTTTTATCCGTTTGTTGTCGATTAAGGTTAACGACCTGAACCAAATTGAGTATGAATGCTCCATGCACGGGCAATTGGCTGACCTTACCGCCAAGATTGCGGACAGCAAATTGAGTGATTTGAGTTTTACGGAGTACAATCACATCATGAGTGACACCAACATTTTCAATTCGTGGGACACTTCGATAATCAAAAACAGCAGCGGCTATGTGAATTTTAGCGGTGGCGCACCTATTGGTGAGGGCTATGTGTACACTTGGTTAGACAATGGCAGATACCCTGATTATAGCACATTCCAAACAGATGACATGAGTGTGTGTCTATATGCCAAAAACATTGTAGACAAGATTTTCAGTGGTGCTGGGTACACATATACAAGCGGTTCGTTTTTCAACACAGCGCAGTTCAAAAGATTGGTAGTGCCTTGCCCTACTCAATTCCCGGTATTGCCCGAAGCCGAAATACAATCACGACAATTCCTTGTTCAAAAATCATCAGGGCAAACCATAACCATTCCGCAAAAGATTACATTTCAAACGGAGATAACTGACCCTTCAAACCAATTCAATACGACAACCAGTGAGTTCACGGTTGGCAAGACAGGGCAGTATGACTTGTTTATTTACAATAAATCCACATTAAATGTAACTTTTAATTCTGTTGTAACCCAAAATATTCAACAGCGTTTCAGTTGCATTTATTCTATATATGTCAACGGCATCAGGGCGGCAGTAAGAAATGGGCAGCTTCAAATTGTTACACACACCACAACCCCTGAAACAAAAATAATCACATTTGATGAAACAATTTTAGTGGGTGAAAGTTTGGCATTAAATCAGGGTGATGTGGTGTCTATTTTACTTGACAACATTCAAATAAATGGTCAGTTGATTGCGGCTAGAACAGACATCACATTAAATTCTTTTATTCAAAATTCTGGTACTAAATTTTACAATCAAATTGTTGATGCACCGGGATATAACAATACAATAGATTTTATTGGATTTTTCAATGAGGAAACAAAACAAGCGGAATTTTTAAGGTGGATTTTCAGGATGTTCAATTTATATGTTGAACCAACTGAAATGACAAACGAGCTTTTAATTCTGCCACGTGAGGAATTTTACATCAACACGGTAAGAGATTGGACAAAGAAAAGGGATTTGTCACAGCCACTTGACATCATTCCAATGGGTGAACTTGAAGCAGGTAAATATATCTTCACCCATCAAGAGGGTGATGATGAAGGCAACAAAGAATATAAATCCGATTACAATCGAATATACGGTGACAGACAGATATTTATTGAAAATGATTTTGTCAAAGATGAAAAGAAAATTGAAACAGGATTTGGTGCTTCTATTTTAAACTCATTTCCAAAGGATGACAAAACACTAACCTATATTGACAATGGCGACAACCTAAATTTCAACACTGGTAAAATCAGGATATTGCAATATGCTGCGTTGTCTTGCAATCCTTATTTAGTTTATAATGGCAAAGTAAGAGTGCTTGGTGGTACATCTACCAACAAAACAAAATATCCATACACAGGGCATTTGGACAATCCAAAAACACCTACATCGGATATTAACTATGGGATGCCGAGATTTATAGGTATTCCAGCAGGCACAGAAATGACCAACAATAATTTGTTCAATGCTTACTGGTCAAAGTATATGTCTGAAATTATAGACAAGGACAGCAAGATAGTAAGAGGCCATTTTTATCTTACCCCGGCCGACATGGAAAAGCTGTCATTCCGTGATCTTTACTTTTTCGATGGCAATTACTTCCGGTTGAATAAGATAGAGGATTATGACCCGATTAACCCATCGGTTAATATCTGTGAGTTTTTGTTCCTTAAAGCAGGGCCGACATTCACGGCAACGACAGGAAGCGTGGGCGGTGGTGGAAGCCAAGGCAATGACAATATAAAAGATGAAAAAGACCCCGAAGGTGGCAAGACAACGAATAAAGTAATAAGTCAGCGTGGCTTCAATATAGGTCAATATAACGATGCCGGTGATGGCATAATGGTAGGGAATATCCTTTCAAACTTTGGAAATAGAAACGCTGCCTTTGCAACCAGCGGAGTGACTTTCATTTGCGATGATAGCATTGTAATTGGACAAGCACCACCATCAGGTTACGCAGGATGCAACGAAGTGTGGATGCAAGGGCAGTTAATACAACCTAACAGTTTTGGAACAAACCGATTTGTATTTCCGACAGCAAACTATACTGCTGAAATGGACAAGGACATCATTATCTTTTCAGCAGGGGGAAATCACACCATTACATTGCCTCCGGTTGGCACATCAACATCCAAAGCGTTTTGGATAGTCAAAGCAAATTCGGGTGGGACTTTACGCATAGAGGCACAAAGCGGTGAATACATAGATGGAAGTGACCATTACAACATCAACAATCAATGGGGAACAGCATATTTAGTATGCAACGGAACACGGTGGTACGCATTAACAAACAAATAAAATGGCAGAAACAATAGTTGGAATAAAACTTAACGCATCGGTAAGCGGTGCGGAACAGGTTAAAAAGTTAAAAGAAGAAATCAAGGCGGCCGAAGCCGAAGCCAAAAAGATTGCGAAAGAATTTGGTGAGAGCAGCAAGGAAGCACAGGCAGCAGCCGAAAAGGTTAGCAAATTAGCGCAAGGGCTTGACAGCTTCAAATCTATAAAAACCCAAATCAGGGAAGCTACTCAGGAAGCGGTAAGGTTAGCGCAGCAGTTTGGTGAATTTTCACCCGAAGCAACAGCAGCAGCGGCAAGGGTTGCTGACCTTAAAGACCAGATGGAGGACTTTCAGCAGAAGGTTCAGGCATTAAATCCCGACAAGTTCAACCGAATAAATACGGTTGCAAAAGGTATCGCAAATGGAATACAGGCGGCACAGGGTGCAATGGCCTTGTTTGGTGCTGAAAGCGAAGATGTGCAAAAGGCCCTGTTAAAAGTTCAGGGTGCAATGGCACTCGCACAGGGATTGGAAGGATTGGGTGAAGCTGGTAAACAATTAAAGTCACTTGGATTGCGTGGCATCGAAGCGTTCAAAGGAATGACCACCGCATCAAAAGTTTTCATGGCTACCGGGCTTGGGTTGTTATTGGCAGCACTTGGTACGGTTGCGGCTTACTGGGATGACATTACGGTTGCACTTGGATTGGCTAAATCCGAGATGGACAAGATGAATGCTGCCATGAAAGTTGCCGAGGGATTGACAAGGCAACAGGCAGCTGATTTGCAGTATTACAATAAAATTGTACAGGACACCAAAAAGAGTGAAACAGAAAGAAAAGGTGCGCTTGACAAACTGAAAGAAGCAGGTATTGCAACCGATGATGTAAACATTGCAAACGCAAATTCATTGGAGCAGTTGAACATCCGCACACAAAAACAGATATTGTTGATTGCTCAACGTGCAAGGACAGAAGCAGCATCCCAAATATTGCAGGAAAAAACCAAGCGTTTATTGGAATTACAAACGGGTGACCTTGATGAGCAAACTTCTTCATGGGATAAGTTTTACGCTGGGGCTGTTGGTGCATTGACAGGCATAAATAATGGCGCACAAGAATTGGCAAAACGTGGTTTTGCAAATCTAAAAGAAGCACAAAAAGATGTTAATGACTCCACAAAAGTTTACAACAACGAAAGAAATAAACAACTTGTTCTTCACGGCCAATCTATCGCAACTGCCGAGGAAGTAAAATCAACTCTTGAAAAACAAACAAAAGCGCAGAAAGAACTAAATAAAGCACAAGAGCCAACAAAAGCAGAAAAACTAAAAGCACAACTTAAATTAAGAAATTCTATTTTATCCGAGAGTTTTAAACTTGCTGAAAAAAGCACAAAAGAAAGCGAAGAAAGAAAAGCAACTTTTGAAAGAAATGCTCGTGAAGTACGAATTGAACGTGCATTCCAAGATATTGAAGATTATAAAAAGAAAGTCGAAGAGGAAGTAAAGCTTGAAGAGGAAGCAGCAAAGAAAAAAGAAGAGATACGCTTAAAAGAAATTCAAGATAAAAAGGATGCAGAAGCGCAAATGTATGCGTTGACTGCTGGTGGATTTGGTGCTATTGCTGAACTTGCTGATGCCTTTGCAGGAAAGTCGGAAGAACAGCAACGCAAGGCATTTGAGATTAAGAAAAAAGCATCAATAGCACAAGCGATTGTTGAGACTATACAAGCTGCACAATCGGCATACGCATCACAAATGGCTATAACGACACCCGATGCTCCTGTTCGTGCTGCTGTTGCTGCTGCCCTTGCAATAGCATCAGGTGTGGCAAGAGTTCGCAAAATTGAGCAAACAAAATTTGAGTCAAAAGATGTAGGTGGTGGGGGTGGTGGAACTGGAACACCAGCACAAAGCCCCGGTGCAATGACACCACTCACAGGCGGTGCTTTACCAGAAGAAGCGCAATTCGGTGGCATGGGCAGAGTGTACGTTCTTGAAGGCGACATCACCAAAACGCAGACCCGTGTTCGCAGGTTAAGAAATACAAGTGTCGTTTAAACCTACTTTTATAATTATGGAATTACCAGTGTACAAAATTGTGGTCAATGATGACGATGAAACAGGGGTGGACTTTGTTTCTCTCGTTGACCGCCCAGCCATACAAAAAGACTTCATGCTGTTCAAAGACCAATTCGTTGATCCGACAGCAAACGAAACCGAAGATGAATTTATCAGCCGTTGCATTCCGGTAATGATTGGCGAAGGCATGGAACAGGAACAAGCCGCTGCCGTGTGTTACAGCAAATGGGAAAGCAGACAGAAATTTGAAAGCTATGATGACTACCCCGAAGCCGCCAAAGAAAATGCAAAGGTTGCACTCCGTTGGGCAGAAGAAAACGGATGGGGAGACTGCGGAACAGCGGTGGGTAAAATCAGGGCTAATCAGTTGGCAAATGGTGAAGCCATTACCCGTGACACGATTGCACGAATGGCAGGGTTTGAAAGGCACAGGCAGAACAGCGACAAGGAATTAGGTGACGGATGTGGCCGCCTGATGTGGTTGGCTTGGGGTGGTGATGAGGGCATCGAGTGGGCAAGTCGTAAATTGCAGCAGATTGATATGAGACAGGCATACTCTGTGCAGTCCGAAGAAAAGCGGATTGTGACAGGCCCGGCAATGTTGGCCGATTTACCGATTTACCGCTACGATGACATCAGGGGTGAGTACTACGTTACATTCGATGCCGACACAATTTGGAAGATAGCAAAGAAATTTGTGCGTAACGATGCCTATAAAGCAGTCAATACCGACCATGCCAACCCTGTGAAAGAGGGTGTTCACATGATTGAGTCCTACTTCATTGACCGCAAACGTGGTGTGATGCCACCTACCGGGTACGAAGATGCAAAAGATGGCAGCTGGTTTCTGACCTATTTAATAGACAATGAGGAAATATGGGCAAAAGTTAAGGATGGCGAATGGAAAGGATTTTCAGTTGAGGGCTTGTTTGACATGGAAGAACAGGACGAAGTGCTGGAAATGATGCGTGAAATTACCGCCATGCTGAAAAATTTTGCATAGGGCAAAACATAACTACCTTTTAAGATATATGGAATTTAAATCAGAATTAGCCGAAATGAAGTTATCTCTTGCCGCATTCATGGCAGAGGTAAAGCAGCGTTTCAGCGAAGAACCTGTGCCTGCTGCGTTTGGTGAGTTGACTTTGGTTGACGGAACTATCGTGGTTTTTGAAGGTGAGGAACTTGCAGCCGGAATGCTCCTGAATGTTAAAGGCGAAGAGGGCATCGTTCCTGCTCCCGATGGAGTGCATGAAACAACCACTGGTCTTTTGGTAACTACCAAAGATGGTGTGGTTGAAATGATTGAAACCAAAGAACCTGCCGAAGTTGCAGAAGTTGAGGTTGAAAATCAGTTTGCATCATTGGAGCAGTTTGACGCACTCCGTGCCGCTAACGAAGAACTGGCAGCGAAAATCGCTACCCTTGAAACTGCACTTGTAAACATTCTTGGCAAAGTTGAAGAAACTTTCAGCGTGTTTGAAAAGTTTGCAGCCACCACCCCTGAGCCGACCAAAAAGCCATTCGGTTCAGTTAAACCCGAAAAAGAGGAAAATTTCTTTGGCTTTGTTTCCGCAATCAAATCAATCAAAAAATAAAATAAAATCATGGCATTTGACGTAACAGGTCTCACCAATTACACCAAAGAAGAGAGCTTAAACCTTCTGACCAAAGCGATGTTCACCGCCAAAACTGCAAACCTTTTGCAGGGTGCTGGACAGGTTCTCCCCGGTATCAAATCTGCTGAAATACTGCCTTTGCTGTATTCAGACGTTTACTTCCAATCTGACAGCTGCTCTTATCAGACAAGCGGTAACACTACCCTGTCCAAGCGCACTTTGACCGTTGGAAAAGTTAAGGTTCAGGAAACTCTTTGCCCCAAAGACCTTGAAACCAAATACACACAGAAAGCTCTTGCCGCTGGTGAAGCTATTGACATGGGTGTATTCACCGACCAAATCGGAGCTGAAAAAGCTGCTGACATTGCCGAAGCTATCGAAACTGCTATTTGGCAGGGTGATACCACAGGTGGTGTTGGAAATAACGGCTTTTGGGATGGCTTCCTGACTATCCTCGGAGACCTCGGTTTCGGTGGTGCAGGTGACCCTATCAAAGGTAACGTGGCTAACGCTTACGCTTCTATCACTGCTTCTAACATCGATGACATCCTCGGTACTATTTACAGCGTTATCCCTGCTGCTTTGTTGGACAAATCAGACCTGATGATTTGTATGGGAACTGATACGTTCCGTCTGTATCGTCAGTGGTTGGTAACTTCTAATCTGTTCCACTACCCTGCAAATGAAATTTCTGCAATGGAAATCGTTGACCCTATCACCGGCATCAAGATTTATGGCTTGAACGGTATGAACGGCACCAACAAAATTGTTGCTGGTCTGTGGTCTAACTTCTTCTTGGGTACTGACATGATGAACGAAGAAGAAGAATACTCCTTCATTTTCAACCCATTTGAAAGACGCATACAATTCCACGCTGCTTTCAAATATGGGGTGCAGGTGGCATACCCAGAACAAGTGGTGTATTTCTCACTCTAATCATTTAAACGAATAGAAAAGTTTAACCCGGGGGGTGGGGAAAAACCCTACCCCCCTTTAATTTAAAAAAAAGATATGCCTTGTGTATTAACCACCGGATTCACCTTGGACTGCAAAACCGCAGCCGCAGGTATCAAAAATATTTGGCTCGTTGAGTTCGATGCTAAATCTACATTAACCAAATCATCAGGCGAAGTTTCTGCCCACACTTTGAGTGGTGGCAAAAGCTACTTCAAATATGAATTGGAAAAGGAAACTGGCTCCATGACTTGGCGCACAATTCCTTCTACTGAAAACGGAACTGTGTTTTACGAAGCTGACTTGGTAGCTCGTCTGCACAAAGTTACTACCGCACAGCGCAACGAAATTAAATTGTTAGCGCAAAACAGAATGTTGGCCATTGCCCTTGATGCAAGTGGTGACTACTGGCTGCTGGGTGCTGACTATGGTGTTCAGTTGCAGCAGAGTGAAACCAACTTCGGACAAGCGTTCGGTGACTTCAAAGGTCATGTATTAAATTTTCTCCACAAAGAAACCGATTTACCTTTGAAAGTTCAGGCCGCTGTTGTAACTTCGCTGGGTCTTTGATTTTTTCATAGTGTTTTCATGCAGAAAGGGTCGCCATTTGGCGGCCTTTTTTGTTTAACATGAAACCGACCTACTTATATAGGTAGGATGCTTTACATTACAAAGGGCGGCACACCTGAACTGATAATCACTGGCAGGGAAAAAGTAACGGTTTCACCCGTGTACTATCTGCTTGTTTTTGAAAGTGAAATGTCGCAGGAACAAAAGGCATTTATTGTAACCGATACCAGCACAGCACCCAACAGATACCAGTTATTTTCATTTGTAGAGGGCAGCAGCACCGCAAAAACATTGGCCGTAGGTACACATTATTGGGCTTTATACGCACAAACTTCCCCCACCAATACAAACCCATTACTTGCATCACAGGAAATTGACCGGGGATTGGCCTATGTTACCGCATCGCATACCGCATTTAACGACCACGAAGTAAACACCACCATTAAACAACACCACATCGGATGAGTTTTGACCTATTACGCATAAATTTCACGGAGTCAAAGTTGCCTAAATTCAAGGAAAACAAGAATAAAGGCATCGTGACCTATGGGGAAAAGAACGATTTTCCCGATACGTTACTTGAATTTTACAACAGAAGCCCAAAACATGGGGCTATTGTAAGGCAAAAAGCCCGTTTTGTGGCAGGTGAAGAAACACTTGTGGATGGCAACGCCAGCGCAGTTAAGGTAATTGATTACGTGAACCCTTATGAGGGCATTCAGGAGTTCAAAAATAAGTTAGCTCTCGATTATGAATTGTTCAACGGGTTTGCTTATGAGGTACACTACAACAAAGTAGGGCAGATTTCTGCACTTTACCACGTAGATTTCAGCAATGTGCGTACACTTGACCACGAAATCTATATGTATGCAGAGGATTGGAAAAAGGCGAAGCATGAGGATATGAAGCACTATGCTCCGTTCAATCCAAACAAGGCGCAGCCAATGGAAGTGCAGTTGTACTACTTCCGAGAATATGCACCTTCGTTGGGTGTTTATCCGTTGCCCCCATATCAGCATTGTTTGCAGTATATTGAAATTGATGTTGAGATAGCCAACTTCCACAATAACAACATCCGCAACGGGTTTGCCAACGGAACGCTGGTTCAGTTGTTCAAAGGACAGCCGACAGAGGAGATTGCCTTTAACTTTGAGAGGAAGTTCAAGCAGAAAACCACAGGCACGGATAATGCAGGTGGTGTGCTTATTCAGTTCAATGAGATGAACGAAAAGTCTGCGGTGATTTCGCATTTGCAACCTTCCGACATGGACAAACAATTCCTGCAACTTAACGAAACGGTGCAGGATGAAATATTCATCGGCCACAACTTCCCGAAAATTCTGCTCGGCTACGCAACTGAGGGCGCACTTGGTCAGCGTAATGAAATGATTGAAGCGTATGAGTTGTTCCATAAGTCATACGTTAACAAGCGTCAAGTAAAAGTTGACACTTGCCTACAACATACACTTGAAAGCGTTTATCCCGGCATCGAGTTAACCACCAAAGACAGCGATTTTCTCGGAGTTGATTACGTTGCTTTGTACCAAACAGGTATTGTAAGCCGTGAAGAAGCACGTGAAGCACTCGGATTGCAAAACACAACTATTCAGGCGCAGAAGTTTGACGGTCACACTTGCGAATTTCATAAATGGTCGGATAATGACTTGTCAGTTTTTGCCAAATTTGGGGCTGATGAAAGCGAATTTGAGGAAGTGAAACTGACCTTTGAACTTACCACCAAAGAAAAAAGGGTACTGGCTGTGGTAAATTCCGATGAAAAAGCCACACTGAAAGACATTTCCACCGCCACAAAAATAGGCGAAGAAGAAGTTATCAAGATTTTGAAAACTTTGCAGGACAGCGGTAAGATTAACTGGACTAATAACGCAATTAAAATTACCGACATTGGCCGGGGAGAGATTGCAGACACCGAACTGCCCAAACTTGAACTGCGTTACAAGTACGATTTAGACCCCGATGCGTTGCCTTTGCAACCCGGTGGAAAAAGTCGTGAGTTTTGCCTTCGTATGGTGGACATGGGTAAACTTTACACTCGTCAGGAAATCGAGGAAATGAGTGCAATTTTAGGTTATAGCGTATGGCTTCGCAGGGGTGGGTGGTATACCGTGCCTGAAAGCGAACCACCTTTGCATATTCCGCATTGCAGACACGAATGGAAACAAAGAATAGTAAGGAGAAGAAACAATGGCTAATTTCGCATATTTCGTAAGTGAGCAGGATGTAAAGAAGAACACCCCTATTGACGAAAACGTTGATAGCAAGTTGCTTCAAACTGCCATGCGCACAGCACAGGATGTATATATCCGTGATATTTTGGGCAGCACCTTGTATGACAAGATTTGTGATGACATCAACGGGGCTGGGCTTGGTGGTAATTACCTGACATTGGTCAATAAATACGTTGCACCTTGCCTGTATCATTACGTGATTTTGGACTCAATGCTGCCATTGACCTATAAAATGATGAATAAGTCAGCGGCAAGTCGTGGAGCAGAAAACGCAAATGCGGTGGATGTTGACCAGCTTCGCATGATTGAGCAGCGTTACCAAAACAAGGCCGAATACTACGCAGAAAGATTGCGTTTGTATCTTGCCGAAAATGATACACTTTTCCCCGAATATCAAAACCCTGCGAGTGGACTTGACGTGATCAATCCACAGAACCAATACTTATTTGGTGGGTTTTACTTGGGTGAAGATGATGATTACAAATTCCTGCGTGGATTTTTCTCATGAATAAAGTAAGACAGAAAAACGAAAACAAACTGAAACTCTATCTCAATGGTAACAATCAACCAACTACTGGAAGCACTCGAAACTGCGGGAAACAACCACAAGCAGATAAAGGCAACCATCGTAAATATTGAGCCAAACATCAATACAAGCGGTGAGCAGCTTTATCCGTTAATGCGGATTTTTCCTGATGGCAGTCAGGTGACCGTTGACAAGGTGATTTATCGCTTTGCGGTTGCCATTGCTGACAGACATCGTGAAGATTTTACCGATGCGGTAGAAAGGATTTCAGACATGCACACGGTGATGTTGGACATTTACTCAATGCTGCGCTATGTGTACCGAAACAACATCGCAGGAACATGGGTAATCAACGACAGCATTACACCATTTTATGACGCACAAACGGACATCGTTAGCGGAGTTGCAGCCGTTATCGAATATCATTGTCCAAATTTGAGAGATTACTGCGACACACCAAATAACAATTTAACATTCCCAACAATAGAATAAAATGAGTACTTCAACACAATTCATGGCTGGCATGACTGGCTGCAAAGTTATCAGCAACACAAGTGCAAATACAGGCCTTTTTCAGGGCTTTGTCGTTAATGCAGATGCAGTTGTTTCCGCTGCACTTGACAGAAATGGTGCAAGTGTAATGACATCCATTGGGCTTACAGGAGTTACCCTGAAACAAGGCACGTTCATTTCGTTGCCCGATGGTGACTATTTCAGCAGCATAACCCTGACAAGCGGTAGCATCGTAGCGTACAACGTATGATAAGGATAGGAGTTCGGTCATTTGTAGCAGGTGGCGGCCCATCTAATGATGCGGATGCACAAGCGTTTATTGATGCTGCTGCAATAACTGATGTAACACAGCAGTCGGCCATTAATACATTGGTACTGGACTTGAAAAATTATGGCATTTGGACAAAGATGAAAGCCATATATCCTTTTGTTGGTGGAACTGCTACAACTCACAAATGGAACTTGAAAGACCCTCGTGATTTGGATGCTGCATTTAGGTTGGTGTTTAGCGGTGGATGGACACATAGTTCAAATGGTGCTTTGCCAAATGGTACAAATGCTTATGCAGAAACTTATTACAACCCTTCAACTTCTGGTCAATTAAATTCAGCGCATTTAAGTTATTATTCAAGAACGAATAATACTCAAACAAGATGCATGATGGGTTCTTATGATAGTTTAAGCCCCAATGTTAGACGTCATTATTTTGGTCAAGGATTATCATTTTCTTCATTAAATTCAACGCTTGAAGGAAATTATGCTCCTGTAAATTATTTTGGTCATCATTTAATTAAAAGAGAAAATTCCTTAGAAACTAAACAAATAAGAAATGGAATAATAATAGTTACCAGCACCATAGTTTCTACAAATAGACCAATTGTTCCTGTATATATAGCTGCGGCAAATCTAAATAATACATCAAAACAGCAATATTCTAGTTTACAATGTGCCTTTGCATCCATCGGTGACGGCCTAACCGACACCGAAGCCGCTAATTTTTACACCGCAGTTCAAGCATACCAAACAACCCTTTCTCGCAATGTATAAACTATCCGAAATAGCACCCGAAAATTACAGCCAATATGTAGGGCTGTTGACTGAAACTGACAAAGATTTGCTCATTGGCCAATGGTACATGGATGACAGCTACTTCAACCCCATTCAAGACAATGACGATAGGTGGGTAATCTCCGTTGAAGAAATCAGTCAGTGCGTTAACCCTGATTTTATGTGGGTGCAGAATTTGCCCCTTATTCCATACGTTCCTAAACCTGCACCGCCCTTTCCCTGATGAAGCACGAAACTGAAACCATCGTAGGTAGTTGGCTGTTATGGTTAGCCGGGGCTGCTGCAAAGTTGCTTCCGATTATTCAATTCCTATCTTTCACCGCTGCCCTTGTTTTATCATGCATAGGCATTTACAAGTTCTTTAAATATGGCAAAAAGTAAGGAGATAGTAAAATGGCAACCGAAAAGCAAACGGAAACTGGGCAGACAAACGAAGTCAGCGAACAAACACAAGTCCGCAAAACCATACCGAGGACAAGGAAGATGAAACTCAAAAACTATTTCCAACCCACTCCCAAGCGTTTCAGGGTTTTGGGTGACAGCATTGCCGCTGCATCTTTGTTCGTTGCCGGGTTAAACCTTGACCATCCCAAGTTGATGCTGATTTCAGGTGTGTGCGGTGCAGTAGGTAAATTCGTGACCAATTTCTTTGCGGAGGATGAAACGAAGTGATTGGCTTTTTGTGCTTTGTGGTGTACTTGGCATTGTGCTTGTCTTTGGGCATTGCCCGACACAACAAAAACCACAGGCAGACACAGGACTGATTGACTCACTGAAAGCCGAAATTGACAGCATCAAAAATGAGTATGCTTTGCTGTTAGTTAACCGACCTGAAAAGGTAAAACGCATCCGTGAAATTAGGACAAAATATGTCCACGATACGCTGACCATTACCCAGCTTCAAAAAGACACGGTTAAACTTGCCGCCCTGATTGACGAAAATCAATTTTGCTGGGAGATTATATCCGATGATAGCGTGGTAATTTACAGCCAAGAGCAGGTGATTAAATTACAAGATAGTGCGATAACGCATTTAGAGGACATTACATCCACTCAAAATAAGCAGTTGGTACAATGTGCCACAGATAACAATAAAATGCGTAGGAAACGAAATGCGTGGCGAAATATCGCAATATTATCATCATTATTATTCATAGCCAAATGAAAGCACTGCAAGAACTACTGAATAAAAATGGGGCAAACCTGAAACCTGATGGCGTTATCGGCCCGAAATCCACCGAAGCACTGGCCAACTACATAGCCAATGAGCTGAAAAAACGCAAATGGCTACCGCAATATCACGGTATTGTATGGCTTCGCACGGATGATAAGCTGACAAATAAGTTCGAAGATTACTGCGTTGTCTACAAATACGGCCAAATTGTGTACGTTTGCCATGCTTCTACCACCGCTGGTGACTTCTATGTGTACAATCCTCTCACCGTTGGTGGCATAAACGGTACTGCGGTAGCCGCTGAACAGCAGATTGTCGGTTCACACCGCTTTGTAACGGGTGCAAAATGGTCAAATTTGTGGTTAGGTGCGCCATATTTTCAGCAGATTTTGCCCATTACAATCTATCGGG